GTAAGTATTACAACAAGCGCGGATAGAATAAGTTTAGAAATAAACGCGGGAACACAAACACATGGTTTTAGTGCTTCAAATGCAGTTGGTGTTGTTACTATTGTAGCACCAAAAAATCAAGGTATATTTTTAAATTCAGGCACACCTTATGTTGTTACAAAAACAGGTGCAGTTGCTCACACATTAGTTCAAAATGTTGTGGCAGGTGTTGCAAGTTGGATTGATACATTACATTACCACATTAGCGAATATTTCAGAATACAAGCTAAAGGTGAGTTGTACGTTGGTCTATACGAAGAAGAAGCAAGCACATACACATTTGCAGCATTAACATTAATGCAGAGTTATGCAGTAGGTGCTATTAAGCAAATGGCAGTGTTTGAAAAAAACGTAGCGTTTACATCAGCGCAATGTGCAGCATTGCAAGCTATTGCAACTGCAAACGAAGCGGTTTACAAACCGATGCAAATAATGTTAAACGCTGAAATCAGCGCAACAGGAAGTGTTGCTACATTAGCAGATTTGTCAACCTCAACTGCTCCAAATGTAAGCGTATGTATTGCACAAGATGGCGCAAACGATGGTGAATACCTTTACAAAGCAACTGGCAAAACAGTTGGTGCGATTGGTGCAATGTTAGGCGCGGTTTCGTTAGCAGTTGTAAGCGAATCAATCGGATGGGTAAGTAAGTTTAATATGGCATTAGGAAGCGAATTAGACACTATCGCATTCAGCAATGGTCAATTATATACTGCGCTTTCTGATAGTCAATTTGAGAGCTTGAATAACTACTCTTATATTTTCTTACGCAAGTTAACAAGCATCACAGGATCGTATTGGTCAGATAGCAAAACAACTGTTACACCAACAAGCGATTACTCTACAATCGAAAACAATCGTGTTTACCAAAAAATTACACGTGTAGTTAGAGCCAATATGTTACCTGCATTAAGTTCACCATTAAGAGTGAATGCAGATGGCACACTAACCGCAGGCACAATAGGTTATTTTGAAACATTAGCAAACAATCCGTTAGTACAAATGGAAGCCGATGGCGAATTATCAGCACATAAAGTTATTATTAATCCAGCCCAAGATGTTTTAGCTACTTCTACACTTGAATTAACATTGCAGAATGTTCCATTAGGTGTTGCAAGAATAATTAAAATAAACGTAGGCTTCGTAAAATCAGTATAAAACATGGCAGCAAATGGACTACCGTTAATTAACGGAAAAGCGTATGAGTTCGCAGATATTACTTGCATCATACTTGGAACACCAATAATAGGTGTAACCGCAATCGAATACGGTGAAGAAGATGCAACCGAAAACATCTACGCAACAGGTCGTTATCCTGTTGCACGTGGTTATGGTCAAATCACACCATCGGCAAAGGTTACAATATTAATGAACGAAGTAATGAACATTGTTTCGGCCGCCCCAAATGGTCGCATACAAGACATCCCAGAGTTTGACATTGTTGTAACATTTACAGATGCTAATTTGATTCCTGTTGTGCATAAGATTCGCAATTGCAGATTCATGAAAAATATGATTGCTTCTGCAACCGGTGATACATCAATTCCGATGGAATTAGATTTAGTTGTTTCACATATCGAATTTGTTTAGTAAATTTGTCGAAACCAAATCAAAAAACAAATGAATAATATTGAAGAATTAAAATCAAAGTATGCTGGTGTTGAAATATACACATTAACGGTATTAAACAGACAAGGCGCACCTATTACAGTTCACTTGCGTGAAATGGATAGGATTGCTTACAAGACCGTTAGCGCGTTAATTGCTAAAGATGAATTGATGGGTGTAGAATCGTTTTTAAGAACACTTTGTGTTGATGGCGATGTGAATGCTATTATCAGTGATTTTAAAGCATTACGTAGCGCAGCACGTACAATTTTGCCGATGTTAGAAACCGAAGCGGGTGAACTAAAAAAAAATTAGATTCGGCAAAGAAGTTATTTGAAACGGATGAGTTTGCGCGTCAAAATGCACTCATCCGTTTTTATTATCAAACAGACCCAAACCAAATGAATGATGAACAATGGGCAGAAGCTATTGAGAGCATCATGTGGGTGTTAAAGTTTAACGGTACAATTCAAGACAAGAAGTAATGGCAAATAATAGTGTTGAATACATATTATCCTTAAAAGATAAGTTTAGCAGTGGCATTAAATCGGCTACTTCTAACACTGAAAAACTGAATGGTGCAGTAAACCAAGCGCAAAGAAGCATTAGCGGTTTAGGTGGCGCTTTAGGTATTGGTTTAGGTGCTGCGGGTATTGTTTCATTTGGTCGCGAGGTTGTAAAAAGTTTAGTAAATTACGAATATTTTTCGTCATCATTAAGAACATTAATGCAAGGCGATGCGCAGGCGGCAAAGGCTTTGGAAAATCAGTTAATTGAAACTGCCAAAACAACACCATTTAGTTTAGTTGAGGTTCAGGATGCAACAAAGCAGTTATTAGCCTACGGATTCAGCGCGAGTAAAGTAGTTACAAACATCCGTATGTTAGGCGATGTTGCAAGTGCATTAAAGATACCATTTGGTGACATTGCGTATTTATATGGAACGTTAAAAACGCAAGGCAGAGCATTTAGTAAAGATATTAATCAATTTACAGGTCGCGGTATTCCTATTGTTCATGAACTTGGAAAACAGTTTAAAATTGCGGATGACAAGGTAATGGGACTGGTTGAAAGTGGCAAAGTTGGATTTGCAGAAGTTGAAAAAGCATTTCAATCAATGACATCAGAGGGCGGTATGTTCTTCAATATGATGGCAGAACAAACTAAAACAACTGGAGGTCAAATAAGTGCTTTGGGTGATAGCTATGAGCAATTAAAAGTTAATATCGGTAAAAGTCAAAGCGGAATTATTGCAAGTACGGTATCATTTGTAGGCGAAGCAACAGCGGCATTAGAAAAATATTTTAGAGATGCCAATTCAATGTTTGAAAACTTTGCTAAAAATGGTGCTAAACAATTTGGATTTTGGGAGAAAGCGGCACATGAAACAATAGGACTTGTTACAGGCTATCATTTAGGATATGCTAAAATGGTAGAACAAGAAGATTATCAAAATATTCTTTATGAAGCCTACGTTAATAAACCTGCAAAAACACTAAATCAAGCAATTACACAACAAACTGAATTAACAAATAGATTATTAAATTTAAGAAAGCAGTTTAATAAAGGCCTCATTGGTGAAGATGAATTTGGTCGCAAACGTGGTACAATTTACGGAGCATTAGATGCCGTTAAAAATCAAATATCATTATTGCAAAAAACACCTGCATCAACTACGGCAGCAGCGGCTATGGGTGGCGCACCAACTGCTGCACCAACTACCAAAGGTGGCACAGGTACAAACATAGTTGAAAGTAGAGGTGTGCAAAACTTTAACATATCAATAAAAGAATTTGGCGCGGTTACTTTGAATACAACAAACATTAAAGAGGGTGCAAATCAAATCAAAGAACAAGTAGCACAGGCATTGATTGAGGCGGTTAATGATTTTCAACTAATGGCAACAAAATAAAGATATGAGTTTACAATTTATAATACCAACACCAGCGCAGAAGCAAAATGTAAGAACACTATCTAAAGGCTTTGGTTTACCATTGGTGCAACGTGCTTTAATAGCTGCGAATAACTTTAATATTAAAACAGATACACCCGATGGAACTTCATTGTATGGCACACCGATGTATGGCACACTATTTATTCAAAGGCCCGAATACACAACATTTGAATACAATGATTTTACAAACAAGTATGTTGAAACACCAAATCCATTAGCAAGCAATAAATCATTTGGCACTTTCAATGTTGCACCGGGCATCAATACAGAGGGCGCACAAGGTTTATTTCTTAACGGTGTAATCATTGATGCAACGGTTAATAAAACAATCGTTAAAACAGAGGTAATTGATTTGAAAGGCACAGTTAAAGAATACATTGGCGAAAGTGATTTAACGATAACTATTCGCGGTTATGTGGCATCACAAAATCCTGATGAATACCCCGATGACGATGCGAGATTGATTAAATCGTATTCAAGTGCGCCAGTGTCTTTAAAAGTAACAAGTGACTTTTTAAATAATATACTTGGTGTTAGTCAAATAGTAATTGAAAGCTGCCAAATGTCGCAGCAACAAGGGCTTCGGAATGTGCAATATTTTCAGTTAAATTGTGTGAGTGATATAGATTATACAATTTCTAAAACAACTAAAGATGTTTAGAATCGTTTGCCGCGTAATAATAGAGCAACAAGGCGATGGGCGTAGTGATACGTTTACATTCGCCAATGTTAGCAAAGTTAGTGTTTCGCGCTCATACGATAAGCAAACACAAACGGCATCGGTAACATTGCCACGTAATGTCAACTACAATAAAAAAAACATTTACGAGGGTGCAAATGCAATAATGCGCAGAGGCGATAAGATTAAAATTATTGCTGCATATTTTCCAAACGAAACGGTAATATTTACAGGCTACATAAGTAAGATAAACAACAATGTGCCTGTTGAACTATTGTGCGAGGATGAAATGTTTTTGTTGAAGCAAGCTATATCGCCAAACCTATCGTTTAAAAGCGTTGATTTAAACACGTTTATCGGTAAGATGTTAACTAACATCAATGTGCCATACAAAGTTGATTTAACCGCACAATTAGGTAAGTTTAAAACGCAAGAAGCAAGTGTTGGAAAAATTCTGCAAGTGTTACGTGACCAATATGGTTTGTATTCGTTTTTTAAAAACGGTGTGCTTCGTGTTGGATTGCCATTTTATAAAGAAGAGGCAATGAAAGCGGTTTTTTTATTTGAGAAAATGGTTAAAGAGGGAATGGGTTTAACCTATCTTAAAAAGGATGATGTTAAGGTATTAGTTAAGGGCATAATAATAAACAATGGCACATCTGAAAAGCCTATTACTTATCCAACAGGAGCAACAGAGGGAGATGTTAGAACTGTCTTTCAATATGGTGGCACAAAGGCCGATTTAGATTTAAAGTGTAATTCGTTTTTAGAGCAAGCAAACTACACTGGTTATTATGGAAGTTTCAAAACATTTTTAGAGCCATTAGTTGTGCCGGGCGATTATGCAGTTGTTGATAGTTGGAAGTACCCCGAGCGCAAAGGTAAATACTTAATTAAATCAGTTACAACAGAAGTAAGCACTACCGATGGGGGAAAGCAAACGATTGAATTAGAACGTAGAATAGCATAATATGAGCGTACAAGTAACAGATATAAGACAGGCGATTCAATCTTTAAGCGGTTTAAATGACCTGCAATATGAGGGTGTGGTGTGCAATGTGAGCGACATTGATTTGGCTACGTTCACTTGCACTTGCACCCCGATAAATGGCGATGCAGAATTTTACGATGTGTTGCTAAATGCTGATGCTGATAAGGGTTTTACTTTGATACCTGCAAATGGTAGTTTAGTAATTATTCAACAAACATCGCAAGCAAATGCTTACGTGACAATGGTAAGCAAGGTTGACCAAGTTTATTTGGCTGGCGATGCGAATGGAGGGTTGGTTAAGGTGCAAGTGTTGAACGCTGCATTGAATAACTTACAAACCGAAATTAATACGTTGAAAATAGCAATAACGGCACTTATGGCAGGTTATGCTCCTATTGATGGAGGTGTGGCATTATCAACATTTACTGCACTTGTATTACCACAAATAAACATTTTACAAATCGAAAACACAACTGTAAAACATGGCAACGGCTAAAGATTTTCTGCAAAATAGCGATGGAGATGCGCTAATAGTTAACAACGATTTTGTTATTGGTGCAAGTGATGAAGACCATATTGTTGACATCATAAATTCCGCGCAAGGCGATTGGAAGGAGTATATACTTTGCGGTGTTGGAATTGATAATTACTTGAATAGCAGTGGCTCACAATTGCAATTAAAAAAACAAATATTGTTACAATTAGCACAAGATGGATTTAGTTCGATAACGGTTAACTTCAGCGATAATAATAGTTCTAATTTTGATGTCGATGCAATACGTAGTTAAGGCAGGGCAAGGGATTTATGATGTTGCCATACAGTTATATGGCGATGCACAATATTCGGTTAAGTTATGCACTGATAATGATTTGACAATAACCGATTCAATAGAGGGCCTTACATTGACTTATGATGACACAATAAGGCGCAATGTTGTTTCGGCTGCGATAAAGCAACAGAACACACCACAACAGCCCGACAATAGTTATTTTATTAAGCAAACACAATCGGTTTATGATTTGGCTTTGCAGTTTGGTTATGGATTAAACAGAGTTGCCGAATTTTGTCAACTTACTGGATTAGATATTACTTCAACGGATGTTGGCAGTCAAATAATTCAAGTTACTAAAATACCAAATAATATACCATTTAACACTATATTTGCAACTCAATCCGAAAGCGAAGCGGCAGTAATTCCTTACTTTATTTTATTAGAGGATGGATTTTATTTGTTGCAAGAAGATGGATCTAAAATAATATTATAATGGCAGATTTAAAAATAAGTGCATTAACAAGTGCTGGTGCATTAGCAGGCACAGAACCATTACCTATTGTGCAAGGTGGTACAACTAAAAAAACAACTGCGCAGGATATAGCTAATTTAAAAGCAACACCAAACCTACAACAAGTAACAACTGTTAATTCTACAACATCAGTAGGTATTACTGTTGACAATGGCTTAGGTGAAAGTATAACTATTAAGCATGACACTATTGATATTACAAATACATTGGGAGGTGTAGCATCAATAACATCTACAATACTTACAACTCCTGTTGCGTTTGATTTACCAAATAAAGCAACAAATGACACCTTTGCGATGTTAAGTGATGTAACTGCACTTTCATTTGTACCATACACTGGCGCAACTGCCGATGTTGACTTAGACAATAATGGACTTGATGCTAAATTTGTAAAGATTAAAGGCACTGCAGGCAACGGGCATCTAAACCTTAAGCATCAATCTTCGGGAGCAACTGCAGGCGGCAGCGAAAGTGTACTTTATGCCGATAATAGTGGGAACCCTGCGTGGAAAAACGATGGC